ATTTGTACATCAAAACTTTCTTGTTGTAAAGCTTGTGGTCTAAAAGACTTAATTTTTTCGTCTCTAAGAGCAGCCTTAGCAATTTCTTCTTGAGCTTCTGCCATTTTTTCAGTATCACCGGACTCATAAGCATCCTTGTAAGACTTCTTAGCTGCATTTAGCTCTAGTTTTGCAGAGTTTTTCATTGCCTCAAGATATTCACCTGTACCGTTATTAATCACATTTTTCATACGATTATTGTCGTCAAGCAAGCGTCTTGCTGCGTCAATTGCTGCCTGACGCTCTCTTTCAGCCTCTTCCCTAGCACGGCGCTCATCGTTCCAGACACGCTTCATCTGGATCATTTTGTCCTTAGCTTCCTTGCTATATTTGTCTAATTCGTTGACTTCTACCTCTAAAGCTTTGACTTTTTCTGGATCCGCTGGTTTGCGGCCACGGTCTTCTTCAGGGGTATCATCTTCAATTTCAATTTCCCAATCAGTATTGGATTCGGCTGGTTTAGCCTTTTCCTCGTCTGGAAAAGTGAATTCTTCTTCTTTAAAATTTGCCATTGTCCGGCTCCTTAAATGAATTTACGTTTGATTCCACGTGGATCTTCTACTACAGCTTCCACAGAGTCATCGTTAATAATTCGGAATTCACGGTCGTGAATTACGATACGGGTACCTGCATTTGGGCGTACAAGGACAAAATCGCCCTTTTTACACCACGGACCTGTTGGAAAACGGGTCTTATCCGCATAGCAATCTGACCCCATATCAACAACAAAGAGCACTGTTGATAAAAGTTCGTCATGTCTGCGGGTTTCGTCTGACTTAATGAGTCCACTGTCAAACGTTTCTTCAGCTTCAGGTATTGCGCACAGAATCCTATACCCTTTAGGGGCTGGAAGCTGTTTTGCTCTATCCTCTGCTTCTTTGTTTAGCACTGCAGCTAAGTCTACTGCTTGGCTAAGGTTGATTTCATTCATCGTCCGAATGCTCCATCTTTTGTTTGAGGTCTAATATTTCCTGCTTTGCGAAGAACAGACCTCGAATCTCTCCACAAATTCTTTGATAGTCAGGGTAGTCTTTGGCTTGTCCGCCCCCCAACCATTCTGTTAGTTTTTGCACTTTCTTGTCTAGTTCGTCCACTAGAATATCGGATGCGTCCATCATTCACCTTTCTGTTTATTTTCCTTTTTGGGTTGATTAAAGTGTTTGTACATATCTACAGAATGACTATTTTCTGCCAAATCTTTTTCGTGCATCATTTCTGTAGCCCTTGTAATTGCATTTATAGCAATAGTTCTATTTGATTCATCTTTATTATTACGAAGCTCTGCGACTGTTTTTAGAGCATCAATATTTCGATCTGCTTTGTGTTGTTTAATTTGTGCAGCAGTTTTCATAGCATCAATGTCAATTTGTTTTTTCTTAAGCTGTGAATCAACTTGAAGTTGCTGTTGTTTAAATTGAATATCTGCCATATCTTTTTGAGCTTTACGCTGAGCTTCTTGTTGCTTAATCTGAAGCTCTTGCATTTGCATTTGAACAATCGGATCCTGTTGTTGTTTCTGAGCTTGTTGTTGAGCTGCTTCAGCTTGGTTTTGTTGCAATAGGCGTTGAGCTGCTTGAGCCAACATTGGTGCCAAACGAGCCTCTACTTCTGGATCCATATTGACATCCTCACCAGATTCATCTTGTGTAGGTGGTAATGTCATTCCAAGCTGTTGCTCAATTTGAACACGGTATTCAAATCCTAAATGTTCTGCAATGTGGGCCTGCATAGCGGCTCCAATTTGCTGTGCCACTGGGCTTTGACCAACCAATTCCATAATCTTTGGATCTTGCATAGCTGCCATATGAACAGCAATATGGGATTTGTGATCTTGGGCTTGGAATGCTTTTACAGGTTTAGTAGATAATATGTCTTGATTTTCTGTTACAGGATCTTTTGGCTTCATATCCTCTGGCAATGGCACTAACTTCTGTGCATTCTTAATACCTAGAACGTCTAGCATCTCACGATACATTAATGGCATATTAAATAAATTAGGCTGTTGTTGTGCCAATTGCATAGCTGCTTGGTACTGAACAATTTTCTGAGCCATTGTTGATGCGTTAGGATCGGAAACCGGAATAACATCTGTACTCTCATAGTCAGAACGCTTAGCCATACGACTGCCAATAACGGGCTCATAATGGTACTCTTCTGGTGTATTGTCAGCAATAATGCGCTTGAGTAACTTTAATTCTTGTTTCAAACTAAAGTGGACACGTGCTTGTACTGCAGACATTACTTTAAGGGTACGTTCTAATATGGCTAGTGTTGTACCAACCGGTGCATTAGCAGACATATCAGAAAGGTTTAGATCTGCTGTATTAGCAAAACGGCGCCCTTCATCTACTATTTGTCCCAACAAAGACATTAATACTTGGCTAGGCTCCTTATATGGCAATGGCATGATGTTGTCACGCATAGCTCCTGAAGGAACATCCACATCACGGAATTCTCCGGGAGCTATCGGGGTATCATCGCCTTTGATTCGCAATCCACGGGTCTTAAAGCCACCTGGCAAATTTGCAAGTGAACCGGCATCAACCAATTGACGAATGATTGAGGTTCCACTTTTGGCGTATGCACCGATAAGGTGTATAAGACCAAAACAATAAAAACCAAACCCAGGAATATATCCATAATGAACAAAACTTTGGCGTTTTTTATATTTCTCATCATCTTGTTCCCAATTTCTACGAATAGAAAGAACTGTATTCGTACCTTTTTCAATCGCAACGATGTACGGTAATGCTACTCCAGTAGGATCTCCGTCTTCATCTGTATGTTCGTATCCGTCTAAGTCAAGATTAACGTGCATCTCCAAGACTTTATAACGGTCATCAGTTGTAGCTCTAAAGCCCAACTTTTCAGCAATTTTTTTCTCTACTTCATCAAGGACGTTTGCTGGTTCGCCTAAGTCAATATCACGATAAAAACCAGATACCTGTAATGAACGCATTTCATTTTCTGTTTTGCGCATTACATGGGTTACACGCTCAGCAGATTCAAGGCTAGAAGCACCATAAGGAACTACCATGTCTTCTGCTGGTACATACATTGCTACTTGACGGCCTAATTGCTCATCTTCGTACACTTTTTTGAACGCATTACCCGCTAAACCCAAGCCCCATAAAAGACGTTCTGTCTCTGGGCGGTATTCTTGCATGACTTCGGTCAGTTGATAGTTCATATCTTCCTGAACACGCTCAGCTGCCGCCTTAGTTGCTGGTGTTTCCTTACCAATAACCTTGGTTTTTACTGGACCCATTGCAGGAAAGATAGACATCATAGTCTCAGACTGAAATTTAACCAAAGCTTCGGACAACATTGGGTGATAAACACCACAAGCACCTTCCCATGGTTCACTTCTTTCCTCAATTTTTAAACCTAATAGCTCTAAACCATCCACGTAAGTCTGGATCCAGTCTTTTCGTGCAGCAATATCGCCTTCAAAATCAGATGTTAAATCAGATGCTATGCTTTCTAATGCACGATCATCCATTTCTTCGGCTAAGTTTGCGTAAAAATCATCACTTTTCTCAGAATCTGGTTCAATTTCAATTTCTAAACCATCCATTCCAATAGTTACGCTATCTGGATTTTCAATTTCAATCTCCAAGGGACTTTCTTGTTCGGCTAATGCTTCAATTCCTTGTGGGAGTTGGTATAGAGCTTTATCAATTGCCATAATCTTTTCCTAATTAGTAATATCCAGCATTACGCTTGGATTTAAAATACTGCACTTCATCTGGTTCGTCACTTGGTAAACGCAAAAAGCCACCTTGTCTAAAGCGAATAAGAGCCTGAGTGGACGAGTCCACCAAGTCATCGTGATCCGAATTAGGAAAGGATGCCATTTCTTCTATAACTTCGTCCGCCCATCTTCTTGGTGGCGCCCATACCTTGCCAGACGCAAACAAATCTGTTACTGACTTCAATCTGGCAATCTTATCATTGCCACGAGTAGGTGTAAACTCTGATACCGGTATTCCCATTCTACGCAATTCCCCAATTAATGGCAGTCCTGAAGCTTTTGCTTCCACGATAAACGAGTCTGGAGACCATTCTTTATACATATTGAAAGCTTTCTCTTTCAATTCTGGGAACTCTAATCGAGCTTTAAAGGCATCCAATAAAATAACGTTGGGTTGCATTTCATCTTCATTCAAATAAAAAACACCCCATGTAGTACAGGCTGAGTAGTCTGAACGCTCATTCTTAGTAAAGGCGGTATCCCAAGATTGAATGACATACATACAAGATGGTGGGTTTTCGTTGTCCCACACTTTCCACCAATCCCGCTTAATCAGCGCTCCCTCTTCACTCGTAGGTTGTTGCTGATACTGGGCGTTCCACTTAGCTACAGGCAATTCCTCCCGTAACACTTCCAATTCTTTTATGTCCCAAAACTGGGGCCACAAAGCATTTCCAGATGGAAGAATCGCCGGAAACTCAATAATGTCCCATTCGTCTCCGTCCTTCTCTAGTGCTGACTTCAAGATCCTGCCGGTCAAATCTTTCTTTGACCAACGGGTCATAATGACGATTATCGAACCACCCGGTTGTAAACGTTGACGAGGGCCTGACGAATACCATTCATATACCTTGTCGTAAACTTCGGGATTCGTAGATGCAATTGCAGCTTCTTGTTCAGAGTGCGGGTCATCAATAATGAGTAGATCCGCACCTTTACCAGTAACAGTACCGCCCACACCAATAGCAAAATACTCTCCATTAGCGTTAGTGGACCACCTTCCAGCCGCTTTACTATCCGAGCGGAGAGTGACATTGGGGAAGATTTTTGCATATTGTTCAGATCCTACTAAGTTACGTACCTTACGGCCAAAGCCTACTGCAAGCTCAGCCGTATTGGAACATTGAATAATCTTTTTGCTGGGATCCCGCCCCAAGAACCATGCGGGTAGCATATAGGACCCAAACTCACTTTTGGTATGACGGGGAGGCATATTGATAATTAGTCTTCTAGTCTTGCCG